CATCCGATAAAGTACCCAGCGCTTCAGGCGCCGGTGTAATTACCGGGGTTACACCATTGTGGGTAAAATTTAAAATTTGCGTCATTATTTTTTCTCCGACACTTTAGATTGAGTTTTACGGTTGCTGATTACCTTAAGTACACCATTGTGCAAGTAGGTCTGTGCCTGGAGTGGAGATAACTCAATAACCTCACCCTCTTCACGCCATTGATTAGCCACCGGCCAGCGTTTCCCGACTACATATTTCTTTTTTTGCATTTAACTTGCTCCAGATAGAAAAAACCCGCAAAAAAGCGGGTTCTGACTATGAAATTGACTCACTTACATCACTGCAAATGTATGAGGTTCGACAGTGAAAAGAGGCTTATCAAAGCCCATGTTGATCAACTCATCATTGACAACCCACAGGCCCCCGGTTTTAAAGTTCATGGTCAGGGTAAATTGACCGGCGGCCACTTCGGCTTTCATAAAATTGATACGCCCGGTATCAGTGCGGCGAAATGGCACACGAAACACCCTATCAGGGATGGCCAACGTACCTGTGGCCACCACATTGGTGCCCTCTTCGACAGTGTATTGGTTGGGCTCATTCTCAAATCCAGGGACATCGCCGGTCACTGCATCAATGATGATAGGAATAAGCGCCGCCGGCGCCGCGTCGATATGTTCTTGCATGCCCAGGGCTTGGGCCTCTTCCAACGTTCCTTTGAACACGCCGGTTAAAAATCCGGGCGTGCTGGTATGCTCTATTGATTCAAAATCAGCATACGTGGTACCCGCTGGGTACAATCCCTGAACCACTGCCAGGGCCAGGGGAAATTTTACCTTTGTCATACATCAATACCTGTCAGCCTGGTGAAACACTCAGCCAGATACGCATCAAACTTGTCTCGCAAAAAGACCGTATCCAGCCGCTCTGAATTATTGCGCCCGATGGAACCAAACACCCGCCACAAGTAAATATGGTTGTTGCACACATAAGTGCCCGTTTGTATCTTCAAATACTGCAAAATCTCTTTGGCCACATCGTCATTGCTACTCAATGCAACTGGGCCATGAGTTTTGTGAATGAGCCAGTGAAAGCTGTATTGGCCCGAGCACAAAAATAACTCGTTGTTTTGCGTTATGTAAGCCGGGTTGGGGTTGTCGTCATTGTTACCGAACATCAAATTAATATTAAATTCGGTGAGCTGAACCGTATTGGTTTTGATGTCGTTTACATGGTCCCATTCAACCCATTTAACGCCCTTGAAATTTGCCTTGTCTGAGCCTGGGCACAAAAAGGATATGCGGGTTTCATCCGCTGACACGCTCATGGCCACTCGAATGTTTTGAATGGTGGCAATATCGCCGGCAATGGCGCTGCCTGTTATGGCGTAGTTAGCCACAATGGACCCATCCAGCATGGATATCTTAAACAGGTTATTGTGAACTGACGTGGCTGTACTTGAATGCGGGTTCACCAAACAATACAAGTGGTCACCCTGAATGGCAAAATCACCCAGATAAAACCCGCCGGGGCTGTAGCTGACATAATTAGCAAGCGCTTCAAAAGTCAGCAACCATTCAGATGGCCCAGGGGCACCGGTGGCCGTAACACGTCTGAAACCATGCGTAGTTGGCATCGAGCTAAAATCAGTTTCAGGCAATAACAATAAATCGCCAGTACCATCATTAATAGGCAAGCTGGCGCGATGGCCGGCATGACTTACCACCGCTGTTACACATGGGCCAAAATCGGGCATCCCTAGCTCAGTAAGCCCGGAAACGCCACCTAAAACGCCTGTACTCATGCTGTATATACTCCGTTTATGATATCTAAGGTGTACTCAACACCTTTGCCTTGAATTACCGCGTCATCATGCAATTGACCATTGACACGAATCTTTTTCCCTGATGGCGGAACAAGCTTGCATTCACCCAAACTGAGATCAACAGAAGGTAGAACTTCAACTCGTATAAAGTTTCCATCTGTTAAATCTGGTAAGTCTAAATTAGCCGGACCGGTAAACACATGGCGGCGACTTGCTTGTGCGACCTGATCCCCACCAACAAATACTGGAAGAAAACTGTTTTTAACAAAGTCCTCTGTTGCATATGCCAGATTTGGTGAGACATTTATGGTGAAACTTGAGTGTTGGCTAACTCTTACGGTCAACTTTAAGGCGACCTGACTGCCGCCATTGTCAATGGTCCTCACTGGATATGCGTCCGCTAGGCGAATATATGTATGTGGGAACTCCGTGGTTCCGTATTTTGCATACAAAAGGATCTCTCTAGCGTTATAGTTGTCCGTTGGTGGGATATGCATCAAAACAATGCGCTGGTTAGGATCGTCAGGGTCAACTGTATGACTCTCAAGCATCCCGTCAGCCACTTTGTTTACCAACGCAGTTATTGCCGGATCTAGTGGTGGCTGCGAACCATCGGCATCACCAATTTCAACCCTAGTAAAAGTTAAGGCTTGACTTTGTGCACGCGCTTGGTTTTCACCAGCTATACCTGAAGCTAGCCAAATTAATTCATTTTTAGTGGTCACTGTTTACCTCGATAAATGCGAAAAGCTGGACTGCTCCGCCTCTGAAATGGTCACCTTCTACAGGATCAAGTGAAGGTTCGTGCGGCACTACTTCAATGTGGGTGGTTAGTTGCAATGCACCACCTTGGTATCGACTATCTTCTGCATTCAGTCCAATAGTCAGATTGACTACATCACGCTCTAACTTAGTTCTATTCAGAACGCTATGTAACGCATCTATAAACTCAACGCTTGGTGGAACGTCAAGCCAGGTGATAACGTCTAAATGGTATGGCTGAAGGTCTGCTTTGTACCATGGCGTCACATCTACATTAGCATCGAGCGAAGATAAACCTTTGTTTATCCCTTCTGCTGTGCCTATTAGTTTGAGCGAAGGCCAAAAAGAGCCTATGAGATCTCGTTTAACGTTTTCATCAAGTGACCGTTCCCACTCAGGCACACCCCGGTCATTTGCTAGATAAAGTAATGCTTCGTTCTGGCATCTCTCGGCATTTGTTAAACCTGAAAATTCTGCCAAACCATTTCGCAGTAAGTTATCAAACGCTACAACGAACCCCTCCTCCAACCTAGTTCGGTTGGAAGGTAGTATTTCAACGATGTTCATTAAATGAATTCTACAATTATGCTTGTGCAGTTCGGGGCTTTAGAAAAGTCAGTAGCAACTGGCGCTGCAGGTTGTACTACTTGGTAACCAGTAAGTGATAAGCCTGTTAAAACACCACCAACGTGCTCTGGACGAACAGTGTTGCTAAGTTTTCTATTCCGACTAGCAAAATCATTCAAGGCAAGCTCACATTGTTCTCTGATGAATTCAGGTGTAGATAGTGTCGGTGTAGGCACTTGAACATGGATTACATAGTCTTGATGCGCTGCAGGAAGAATATGGGCAAGATCCGTAGCTTCCTTGATATCCCTTCTATGAATATAAGATTTCACTTCGTTCACTAAATTTGTGTCTGCAACTCCATCTCTACCCAAAACATGAATTGTTACTTCGCCAGGAGCATTTTGCTCAGCATGAGCATCTACAATTCTTGTAGCATCAGAATCAGGGTCGAAGTCATAAGTGACGACAACACGACTTTTTTGAGATGAATCAACGCTAATTTGTGGTTTTTCTCCAAGAGTGAGACAAGAAAACTCATACCCTTTAGCGCTTCCTGGCTTAAATGCATATGGCTGCAGATAATACCTAAGCAGTAGCGCCTCGTCTGACTCCATTATTGGTTCTATCGGAGGTATTGCATTTGGATCGCCCTCTTGCAATACCTGGCGAGTCAAACCTAAGTTGCTAACAACAAGGTCTAAATTTTCACCGCGTGCAAAAGGGGCAAAATTATTCAGAACTTTATCGTTATCTTGTCTAATTTTATGAAGAAGGATATACGTGCAAGCTTCTACTAGTTTCGTAGATAACTGAGACTCAACACTGAAAGACTTCGACACCGCTTCTGCTGTTGCTGAGTCATACTTCTGAACATGAGCAATTACATCAGCCTTGAAATCTGCAAGTGCATCTTCAAACTTAGGCGTTTGAAATATTTCTGGAATCGAAGGGTTTGGAAAATTCATTACACTGACACCTGGTTTACTTCTCCATTAAAGCTAAGTGTTAATTTGAGTTTGTAACCTGATTCGGATAGATACACATCTACATTTAAAAGTTGCCCATCTCCTAATCCATTGATTGGGTTATCAAAAGTTTGAGCGGCCCAAACCTGAAGGCGTATTCCATTTCCTGTACTCTGGTTACGCCCTTGAATATCAGGCACTTTAGAACCATAGCCACGGCGCTTAATGCGACTCCCTAACGGAGTTGTTAAAGCATCAAAAACACGCTGAGCATATTCTTGAAATCCGGTTAAACTGGCGCCAGTTTCTCTATCGATCATGTCATCTTCTGATTTGGTGGCGGAACATTCCCATTGTGCGTATGACCGTTGTAAGCGCTACGCATAGCATCCATGGAAGATTTTTTATCTATAATATCCTGGTCGCCTTTAATCTTGCCTTTCACATGTAGGTCGTTCGAAACTTCCACCATATCTGTTGTGAACGTGATTTTTTCAGGGATGCTAATATGCATTTCGGATCCACTAGGCATGGTCAACTCATATCGGTTTGTTTCATGGTTGTGGGTAAAAACAGTACCATTTGGATAAACGATTTTGTGTTCAGCTGGGTCATTACTTGGTAGGCTGAATTCGGTTGTATCGAAGCCAAATAGAGCAACACATTTACCAGAATCTTTGCCGCCAGTAAGATTTAACAAAACACACTGTTCGCCTATACTGGGTGCCCTATACTCTCTTATTTCACCGGCAAAATTCGCAAACCACCTGATAAATGGCGTCGTATTGTTTCCATGTCCAACTTGGACCTTTTTCCTGTCTTCAGACAGATTGATTGCCTTCCCGGGAATAATCATATTATTCAGCCTTCTTTCATGCTCATTGAGCTCACTGAATATTTTTCTAAACATTTGATCAATCGTCATTAGACAGGTGACCTATTAACTTGAAGTCAGCTAACGTTTTAGGGTTGACGCCCAAATACACCTCATTGACTGGATAGTCCTCTTCACCCTCCAATCCATCCATTTTTACCACTTGGTCAAATTCCACGGTCCAACATTTTCGGCCCTCTTCTCCACGTTTGAAATCAGAAGGGTACGCGACTATATTGGTTGGGTTTTCAACGTCTTTACCCAATCCCCACTTTTGGCGCAAAACAAGGCGTTTTACGAGACTCGCAAAGCTAATAATCCTAAGCTGAGACCGTGGAACTCTTTTAGAGTAGATGCAGTGAAGCTGCACACTGACTTTTTCATTATTCCTGCCGGCTGAATCAGCTTCCTTGTTCTCATCCAACCCTGGGAAATCGATGATGATAGAAACGTCTTCGAGTTTGTCAAAGTTTGTATCATCATAGAATTCGACTTGAGAAAAATTTAATCCTTTTTTTTGAAACTCTGCTAACAGACCAGCTTTAACCGCGTCAAAGTAATCCATCAAATTCTTCACGCCATTGCCTCACTCATCCAAGCTGAAAATTTTCGATTCAGTTGGGTTTCCAACTGCTTGATAGTGAGGACAGCATCATCAGAAAAGTCGATCGTTTTTTTCTCTACTGGATACTTTTCAGTACCTTTTCTTTTCCAAACAGCGTATTCGCCATGAATTTTTTTTACAAAAGCTCCTTGGTAAAAATTATCTCTAACCTGCACGCCATCTTTTTGCTGTTTAGCTGAACCAGCTTTCACTGCTGATAAGGGGAGGATTCCAACCCACAACTTAGCTGAGGTATTGGTTTTTATGGTTTTAATTCTAAACCGGTCTTTAAGCGCCACCTGCTTTATACTGAGTTCTTTTGAAAGCCTTTTGACACTTTCATTTCTCAACCAAGCAACGGCCCGGCGCAGAGCTCGCCTAATTGCTTGCCTTACTTTGGTTTCAATTTCAGAAAGCGCCTCTGCTGGCAATTCGAGCTCTAGAGAATAGTCAGATCCCATACTGATCATCTACCAGGTGTTTTGTTTTTTCAGGGATTAGGTTAGACAAAATGCAAAGTGTTTCGCCCGAACCATCAGAGAGTGTTTTTTCAATGAAGTAGTTAACCTCGTCTATTGTGCATAACCACTCTCTTACATCTACAGAAGGTGTAGGTATGCACAATAGTTTTTCAGTTGTTTTAAAGGTGATGTTTGATTGGCGACCTTTAATTCCATTCAGCTTTTGTAGAAGCTCAGGGTTATCAAAAACACCATGGGTGTCTATCTCATATTCGTCATTGAAAAGACAAACGGGTATACCAGTCTTTGGGTACACCCGTTTATTGAGCCTTTGAAGGGCTTTATCGAAGGACATTAGTCTTGCAAAAGAACCACGGCATCAGGGTTAGTACAAAGGTTGATTGGGTTAGACTGCGCCTCAATCTTACGACCTTTGTTAAATTCCATCTGCTCTTGTCTCGCGTAATACGGTAGACCTTCTGTATTTACAGTCTCTTCATAGTTCGCTGGAGCGTATTTAGTTTGGCAGAAGTTGCGGACACCGAGCGGAACCAGCAAACCTTTACCATCAGTGATATACTTCACCCCATTGACTTCATAGTCGTAGAGCTCCCAAGTTACGCCACCAAATACAAAGCCATCCTGCATTAAATCGTTGCGTAGGTTTTCGCCTTGATTGTAACGCTCCCAGGCCTTTTCAAAGTTTTCGTTCTTGAGATAAAGCTCGAACAGGCCATAGGAGAGAAGAGCATGGTAGCCAGAAACTACTTTACCTTTTAGTTTGTCTGATGATTTCTTTTTAGCAGCTAACACCTCTGCACGAACCTTAGTGGTTGCGGTAGTTAACTTTATTTGGTGAGTCTGCTGAGTTAAGCCAAAGGTGTTAAACCAATCATGCAGAACCGTAGTCCCATCAGCATCATAAACCTTGCCCTGCAGCGCTTTGATTCGATGAAACTCAATCGTTGAATCAAGATTATCACGTGCCGTCATTAACTTCTTGTTGACTCTAGACTGAACAGTTTCCAGCTCATTTTGAGAACCAAAAGCACGGATATTCTGAACTTCATCAGCCATAATTGAGGCTTCTTGCGGCAAGTGAAGAGCTTTGACTGGTATTGTTTTGCGTTGATTGTCTTGCACTTGCTGGCCAGGCGCACCACGATCTTTTGCTTTTACGAGTTGCAGACCATCTTTACTTCTTTCGATGTCAGCATAAGTGGTTGTTATACCTTCTTCCTCGAACCAGCCCAATTGCTGAAGCCTTGTTGGCTTAGCTTCTTCCATGTCATTGATAGCAACAGTCATATTCTCTACGCTGAAGTTATCATGATCAAAAATACTTAAATCTGGCATTTCTATTACTCCTTAGCGAGCGATAATAAATTGGCCCGCAAGGTGCTCCAATGCGGTTTTCTTTTGTTCATCGGTAATTGAGTCAGGCCAAACTAATAAGCCTGCGTCAACCTCAGACAAGCGACTGATTACTGTCTTATTAACAGCCTCAGTTGCATCAACTGTTTCAAACAGAATACTAGTGGCGACTTCAGTACCGTCACTGGCAGATGGATCAAGCTGAGTAAGATCTCCATCAGCTTTTTCCGACAAAACGGTACCGGCAAAATATTTGCCTCCAATGACGTTTCTTTCATCACGGCTTAAGCCGCCAGTTTCTGAAACAATAAAGCCGCCATTACGCGGCCCCATGGTTTGTGGTTGCATAGTTATAAACTCCTGCGTTTCGCGTAAACTTCGCGGTTATTGATTTTTGGTTTACTTGTTTGTTGATTGGTTGGCGGAAGTCCACCATCAATATCTTGTTCCAATTCCGCTTTTGTATCGGAAATAGCAATTCGAACTAGCTCTGTTGGATTGCTCATGTTCTTGACTAATTTGTCTGTCAAATTGGCTAAGTCAGAACTTGCGCAGATATTTTTGATATCACTGGCTACTTTAAGACGGGCCTCAACTTCATTCACAGAGAGGTTTTGTTCGACAAAATCAGACGCCAAGTAAGAAAACTCTTGCTCATGACACATTTTGATTATCTTTGCTGCTGTGTTTTCAGCTTTCTTTTTGGGAAGCTTGTTTTCTACCTGCTTTTTAAATTCAGCTTGAACGCGTTCTTTCACCTCACTAAGATTGAACGAGTTCATTATTTCAGCAGAATCCTCAACCTTTGTTGCAAACCCTAACTCGACCGCTTTTTCAGCACTCATATAGGTCTCGGAATCCATTAACTCTGATATTTCTTCAGCACTTTTATTGGTGAAATTGATGTAAGGCTGAAGTAGACGGTCTTTCACCTCGTCTAACCTGTTTGCAACCTTTCTCATTTCCTCTGAATCACCGACGGCCCAAGTTGAAGGGTTATGGATCATCATCTCGGTATTTGAAGGCATGATGATTTCATCGCCAGCCATTGCAATGACGGAAGCAATTGATGCAGCTATACCGTCAACATAAACAGTAACGTTTGCTGGGTTGCGTTTTAAGTTGTTATATATCTCCAACCCATCATAAACGTTTCCACCTGGTGAATTTATGTAAAGGGTAATTTGGTCAACATCACCAAGCGCCTCCAAGGAATCAACAAATTCTTTTGCGGCCACTCCGTCACCCGTCCACCAGTCCTTACCGATTTGATCACTTATGCGAAATGTTGCTGTTTTGTTTTTGGTATCGTGATTAACTAGATTAAACCAAGGCATAATTTGTCCTTTAATAAAACAAAACCCCGCTTTTGCGAGGTTCTAAAAGAATGAAATTGAATTTACTTACTACTGGTAGGCGAAGTTCTTTCGAGTCTATCTAGGAAGTCCAATAACTCATTGTCAATACCAAGCTCTTTGGCCTTCGTAGCCTTCCTCTTTATTTTCTCAAGGTTTGATTTTTCAATAGCTTCAGGATCTTGGCCCTTTTTGGAGACTTCGAAATCTGTTGAAGTTAGATCATGCTTCTGAGCTTTAATCTTCGCATTAACATCCTGCTCTGGATGAATGTAGTCCCAACCTTGAGGGCGAAAATCAGCTTTAAAATACTTACCGGGTTCTGAAGCAAAATCTGGGGCTGCTAGCTTGCCTGAAAATACTGCTGCCTGAATAAACCAACGCCAATCTTTCATACAAATTTGATAAATGAGAAGCTGATCCTGTATCGCCTCAATTTGCCTGTAGTATTGCTGCATGATAATGCGGACTAGTCGGTCATTCACTTTTGACCAATCTCCGGTCAACATCTCATAAGGCATGCTGTAAGACAGCGCTAAACTAATACATTGCCAGCGCATGTAGTCAGCGTAGCCTTGACCAGTATCATCTCCATTAAAGAGAGTTAGCTCATCTCCAGGGAAACCATTCAGCACTGTGCCGGCCTGCACTGACACATTTGGAATATCTTCGGTTGAATCAGGGTTTATTTCTTCGCCCGTTACTGGATCAAATTGCCAGCGGCCTTCATCCTCGTACTGACTATAGTCCACTGCCCTTTTCATAAAACCAGTAAAAGGAGCTCTTTGCTCTTTCCTTACAAGCTCAGCATCGTCATATGAGTTAAATGTTATAGCCTTAATGAGTCCGGAGGTTCCGTCCGGTGTTCCGCGTCTCTGCCCGGGCCTTGTAGGCAGGTAGTGATGAATCACATCAGATGATTTGACCCTAACATAGTCATTAAGACTGTAAGACATCTCGCCGTCATGCGGGTGCTCTTTATAGAAATAAATCGCTGTCCTTTTACTAAGCTTCCTATCATATTCAATACCCTGTCTTACTTTTCTTCCATTTTTTAAGTCAACGTTTAAGTCCATTGGGCAATAGCAAGATTCTAAAACTTGATTTTGGTAGGGAACGGGTAACCCTTCAGCAAGAGAGCGTGATCTTTTTAAAATAAATACTTCGCCCTGGGTCCTCCTAGCTCTAACAGACTGAGTTAGCTGGCCAAACCAATTACTAACTAATTCAGGGTCCGAATATTGCACTCTTTGTTGCCACAAAGCATTTGCTTTCGCGTTGAAATCTGGATCATCCGTTTTGGCTTGAATTGTGACACCAGAACCAACTTCATTGATGACATTTTTTTCGATACCACTGTACACAAGCGGCATGTTCCTGTGGCCAGCAAGTGTCCTATCACGCAAAGCACTTTGCTCAGGTGCTACAGCTTTGTTCGGCCCAATTCTTGGCGCATGTATCGAGGTGCCTCTTTTACCTCTCGTCGCCCCTTCATAAGCAAGGTTTTTAAGGGCTGCTATCGGGTTTCCTCTGTGATCTACGAGCAAGTTAAAACCCTCTATCAACTGTTGTTTTCACTGCAAAAATTGGCCGGCGTTTTGTCTTTTTCTTCTTGAGTCTTTGCTCAATACGTTCGAGCTCATCCAGCTCTCTGTATTCAATTTCGCGATCACCTTTCTTGACACGCTTCTCACCGCCACTAATGACCTCATCAATATCTGATAACTGCTGGTCAATTTTGCTAGTCATTGAATGTTGATCCTGCTTTTTCTTTGTCGTTTGGGTTTATTGCTAGAAGTAATCTGGTCAGGCCTAATAATGAACGGGTTTTCTTCAACAGGCTTTGCAAACAAAGGTGGAAAATCCCAATCTATCGTGTGAGCTTTAAGATGGTACGCTGCAGCCCAGCCATAGTACATTTGATCAAAGGCTTCATTTGATTTCTTACCAGGTGCCTTCCACTTACCATCAACACCACGGACTTCATAAGTAAGCTCATCGTAAAAGCTGTCTGGTAGCCATTCGGGGTAGTAGCAGTATTTTGGACCTGGTTCTTCTCTGCCTATAGTGTTGTTCTTAACAATGTCTTTGAACTTATTTGAGTTCAGCGTTAACAGTGGAACATCACCCTTGGCTTTTGCTTTTCTGCTTTTCTTTTTGGTGTTATCTGGATAGCTGACCCTAATATAGTCAGATGCAAGAGACCTTCCATCACCTTTTACTAACCAAAACTTTTCATGGAGCCTCAGCTTTTTCAATCGCCGGTAATACTCATAGGCCTGGTCAGTTACCCCGTCAGCACCACCACTATCACACATGGTAATACAAATAGGCATTCGCCAGTCCTTGCGGTTCTCAATTTGATATGACTGCTTGAGAACGTGCTCAGTAATTAAATCCCAGTCTTCAGAATAAGTAGCTGGGTCAACACGTTTTTCGTTACCATCAGAGTCTTTGCGGACACTTTTGATTATCTCAAAACGATCAACTACAGCATGCTGCAGACCTTCACCCCAACCTAGAACCATGACAGAAAAGCGGCTCTTTTTTCCGTTTTGAACGTCAATCTGAGCACTAAGAAATCTAACCCACTCTGGCACTAAAAGTTGCTCCAGCGGCAGAACGCGCTCTCTTAGCTCTTCTGCTTTACCCTTGGCCTGAAGGCTGATTGGAACATATGGCCTACCCTGATCGACATTTACAGTAATTTTTAGTTTGTCTTCACTACCTGTCTTTTCGTAGTCTTGCTTCGCAGACAAATACAGATAAACCAGTTCTTCCCATGTTTGAAAGTTGGCAGCTGGTCCCTCCATCCAAAAAGAAGCCAGTGGGGAGTCAATGGGTTCACCAATCACCTCTCCATCCGGAGTTATTTTACAGGTAGCAGGAACCCACTTACTATTTTGAGTAAGCTCAAACTTATGCCGAGGCTCTATATCCACTGAACCACAGTGTGGGCACATACACTTTACGTTTCGAGCGGCTCGCCTTAGATTCAACTCATTTTCATCAAATACTAAGTACTCAAACTTAGCCGGGAAAAACTCACCACAATCAGGACAAGGCCAATAAAGCTGTCTTCTGTCACCAGTGTTGTAGAGAGACATAACACCTAATGTGGCCGGAGCCTCATGGTGCTCTAAATTTTTTGTACCATCTGGCAACACGTCATAACCAGGGCTGCTTTCACACACTGCCATACCCAG